CTTCCCCTTGCTTTTGCAGTTGATTCTGAATTGGTAATACCTACAGACATTGCTAAGAAGTATATTGAAGAAACATGGTTTATTTTATTGAAGTCATTAGACATTAATGAAGATATTGGTTTTACGTGCCTTGAAGATCTTTTTAATTATACAAACGACGGAGAACTTTAATGTATACAGATGAAATGCGTAGAGCAGTTCATTCACTTAACACGCCTAAAAACTTTGGAGTAAATATAATTGATAATGATAGTTTTTTAACTATTAAACTTAATGAAAAAGATTTTATTCCTATGATTCATGATGAAAAGATAGCAGCAATTCAGTATGTTGCAAAGGTAAAAAATGTACTTGAGCAAAATGGTGCAATTGTTCTGATTACAAGAGAGGCATTAGAAAAATGAGTATGTCATTAATTATTGTATCAACATGTCTATTTTCTGTTAGTGTTGCGTATTTAAGTCTTGCATATAACTTTAATAAAATTCGTACACAATATCAAAAACTTTTTATTGATATGATGCTTCTTGAAAAACTAATTAGCGATATTGAAGATTCTAAGATCAAAACAGATGAAAGCGTTCATAAGGAAAACTTTATTAAGTTTCTTTCGGATTCTCGTGATTGGGCATACCAGTATATTGAAGATGTTCAGGCTGGGTTAACTAATTTTATTGAGCAAACAGGACCAGAAATTAATTACTTTAGGGAATATGGGGATACAATGTCTCTCGCTCCAAATTATTATTCAATGAAAAAGATAGCAGAAGAATATGAAAAGTTAAAAACTCTATTGCCCAAAGAAGAAAATTTAAAATGAATAAAAAAATAAAAATTTTCCCTAGAGATAAAGATGTTGAATTGTTTATTGATGGATTATTGCCATCTAAAAATTATGTACCAAAATGGTATAAAAATATGCCATTAAAAACTCCAAATATAAATGGTGTTCAAGTTGGTAGTGGGAAAAAGTGTGTTCCATTTTTGGATAGTTTTATTTCTGGATATACACAAGAATTAATCTGTGATATAGAAATTAAATATGACGGAGTAGATGGTCATACAGGCAAAGATAAAATAATTTATAAATATGATGGTTTAATTAAACCAATGTCAACAAGAACAGAAGATAATGGCGAGATTAGTATACTTCCGCATTTTAATGGATACTATAATGCAGATTTTCATTGGAATACTTTTTGGGAACCAAAAACCCCTAAAGGATACAGTACAATCTATATGCATCCAATGAATAGATGGGATTTGCCATTTCAAACTTTTAATGGAATAATTGATACTGATAAATGGTATATGGCTGGTCCTTTGCCATTCTTAATAAAGCAAGGGTTTGAAGGAACTATTCCAAAAGGAACACCTATATATCAAGTTTTATTTATAAAAAGAAATAGTTGGAAATCAATAAAACAAGAATATAAAAATAAAGTAGAAAAAAAATTTAATCAACAAATTGAAGAACAATATAAAAAAATGTTTTGGCAAAAAAAGGAGTATAAGTAAAATGAAAGACATTATAATGTCAATAATTACAGGTTTTGGATGTGGCGTAGTATTTGCAGCATTCAAATTGCCAGTACCAGCACCACCAGTTTTTGCGGGAGTCGCAGGAATTATTGGTTTATGGATTGGCTTTACAGTTATAACTAAAACAATATCCTAGGAGGAAAATATGAACGAACAAATTAAAGCACTACTAGCATCATACGGACGATCAGTTCTTGGCGCAGGACTTGCACTCTACATGTCTGGGGTCACAGATCCTAAGACTCTTGCTTACTCACTATTGGCTGCACTTGCACCAGTGGCATTGAGAGCAGTTAACCCTAACGATAAGGCATTTGGTATTCTTCCAAGCGCATCTGACGTAGCGGCAGCAGTAAAGACAGTAAAGGTAAAGAAGGCTCCTGCCAAGAAGAAGGTAACACCAAAGAAGTAATTCTTTAGGGAGGGATATGTCTATCTGGCCTATCCCTCTCTTTCTTTTATACTATGACATACATATACGAAGATCAAATTAAGCCAAAGTCTAATACTGCACTAATTATGTGCACCTACATTAGGCTTACAAACATGCCCAAATTATTACAAAAAATACAACTACAACATAACAAAGATTTTGATTTTTATATTGTAAATAATGCAGTTAACCAAGACCTTAAGTTAACTGGGTATTTTCAAAAATATGGCAAAGACCTTGCAGTAAATGTTTTTATAAAAAACTATGAGAACGAATATAAACAATTTGCAAGGTTTTATCTTGCAAGAGATTTGGCTAAGCAAGGATATGAAAAAATAATCTTTGTTGATGATGATGAGGTTTTGCCAAACTCATTTACCCAAGATTGTCATACGCAATATGATGAAAAATATATTAAATCTTTTTATGCTCATAAATTTGAAAGAGACTATTGGAAAAAAGTTAGACTAAGACCAAGAGAGATAGGAAACTATGCTGGAACTGGTGGTTTAGTTTGTTCATCTAAGATATTTTTAGACGATAAACTATTTGATTGCCCAGAAGAATATCATATCATTGATGATCTTTGGTTCTCTTATTATATATTAAAATTTACTGACTACAAAATAACTTTACTTGATACTCAAATTCAATTTATCCACGATGACAAAGCAACTTTTGTTAATCTTGTTGACCTAAAACGTAAGTTTTCAACTGACTACATCCTTGATCACGCTTAAGTATTTACCCTTAAGAGTATCAACATAAAAATTTTGCATTCCTATATCGTATGCTTTTTTCTTTTCTTTTTCTTTATCTATATTATTAACATAATCATCAATCCGTTTTGCAAGTTTTATAGGGTCTGCACCGTAAACGTCAAGAGTCATTCTGGTTAGAAGCCTATCAATCTTCTTTGATTCTATTAACCATTCTACTGGAAGTATAAAATTATTTGGGGATATGTCAGTCATAAAAACTGGAAGGGCACTCATAAGAGCCTCATTCATAGGCAAGCATAGCCCAGCGTATCGTCTAGGAAGAACCATTGCGTCATAGCCAGAGTAGAGGTCTGCATGGTTTTCAGTATTTGAAACATCAATAGTTAACCTAGAATCATTGTAGTCAGTCTCAATAGGAGTCTGGCTTTTTATTACTAACTCATAATCAGCGCTTGAATATTTAAGCATATCAATGACTGTGCTAGTACCGTTCCTATCTTTAGAAGCAAATTTACCAGCAATATGAAGAATCCTATTATGTGTCTTAGACATATTAATTTCTCTTTGTGATGAAAATGCAACGGGATCAATAGGAGGAGGAAGATAAACTACCTTAGTTAAATCACCCAATACCTTTTCTACCTGTTCAATATTCCAAACACTTGGAGATAAAAGGATACTTGGCATTCTTTGGTTTGGATCAACCACTAAATCTAAAAATTCATAGTTATACTGCAAGATTGTCTTTACATTTCTTTTATGGGCAAGGCTAAGAAACATGCTGCTATAAAAAGACTCACAGGTTAATACAACATCAAGGCCATCAAGGAAACGAACAATCTCTTCCCTAGTAGCAAAACCCTGACTTGTAGTTATGCAGTCATAGCCAAAATACCACTCTGGATGCTGTTTGTTTTCGTTAAATGGGGTTGAGTCAATTAGTAAAATCCTATCTGGCTCAAGCATATTAACAAGGTTTCTTGTTTGATTACCTAAACCAGTGTTATCCGATCTTGCAATGATTCCTAGTCTCATTCTGTATAGCCCCAGGCTTCATCATCTACCGTAAATTTTTGTGTACCTTGACGGCCATCTAAGTGGTAAGAGCGTTTAATGTTTCCATCTGGATGATAGATCCAAAGTTTATGTTTATTCCAACCTACTTGATCAAATTCTCCGTAAGGCAAAACATCGTCTTGAACTTTACCATGAAACTTATCTTCAATAAAAGTTTTTTCGTCAGAGAAAGGCAGAACAACATCTCTATAGTATTTAACTGTGCTTAAATGTGGACGCTGACTCCATTGAGCAGTTCTCATAAAACCATCCTGAAGCCCAAACATTAAATGTTTATGTGGTTTTGGAATTGATGCCTCAAAATGAAATCTAATAGTGTTAGCCTTTTCGTTTTCTAGCATGTCCAAGCATTCCCGCCAATCAATCTCGCAGTCTGGAGTTATAGGGGCATCTCCTTCAACATAAAGCATTGCTGCAGTATTAATAAGATCAATTGTTCTTTTCATCATTGTGGTTTGGTGACAGTGTTCATCAAAAATTATGGGTAAAACATTTTTCCATTCATGCATACATTTCCAAAGAACTTTACTCTTGTATTCATCGTAATCTGATTTATGAGCCAAGCGTTCTTCACGCAAACCATCCATCTGTAAAATAATTTCATTGTTAGGAAAGTGCACCCTTATTGTGGAAATTGTTTCATCAATGATTGTAGTGTCTGGGTGGCTTGGCAAAACAGAAGTAGCAACAATAATAGTTACATCATTTTTATTCATAGAGATCCCTCATTATTTTAATAGAAAAATCTCTTTTATATTTAATCCACCAACACACAACCTGATGCATATTGTTAGGGTAATTATTAATAAGATTAGGAAGCATTTCTTGCAGTTGGTTCCAGTTTTTAACTTTTTCAATTGGAATTCCTGCAGGGTAAACATAATTAAAATAATCAATCATTTCACCTTTAGAGTCAACACGATCACCAACAGGTAAAGCCAACATTTCAATAGCCTCAAAGAATCTAAAGGTATCAATTACTTGGGCTCCAGCAGGGCATGGAGCAATCTTGGCACTAGACATAGACCTGTAGTAGTCTTTAGGCTGTTCTCCCTGTGCAAAGCCTTCTGTGGGCTTGTATAGGGCATTTGGTAGGGTTGGCATAACTTCTGCTAACTGTTGTCTGCGTTGATGGGTTATCTGTCCCCCAAAATAAATATCATATTCCTTAATAGGATAATCAGGCAAATTAGACTTTAAGTGTTGCGGTACACCAATAAAAAATTTATTGTATTTATCATGTTGTGGATGAGCATATTGAACCCAAATAGAGATGTTTGGATGATCAATTTTATCTACATTAAAATAAGCACTCTCGTCTCCAGTAATAAAAAGAACCGCCCTGTTAAGGTTTTTTAATTGGTTTGATATTACATCTTCTTTTCCAGCATTGCCTTGTCCAGGAATAATAACAAACCCACGTTCTGCTTTTGGTATTTGTTTTACTACTAACTGCTCAACATTATTTTTTTCAAATGTTTCTTTAAGCAATCCGTAATCCCATTTGCCATCTGCAGCATCAAGTGGATCAATAGAATAAATATATGCAGTAATCAATTAAGCACTCGCCAAAGTTTTTCTTCTGTAATTAGTTTTCCAATAAGGTCTTCATCTATGTATGACCGATTAGATGCTAAAGTAGTTTGTGAGTTATAGGCATGAATTGCATCAACTTTATGTTTAGTAAAATTAACTGAAACATTTTCTAAACTATGAACAGATTTAAATTTATCCAATCTTTGTCTATATAGTTGTGGATATGCTAACCTGTATGGAAGTTCTGCATAAATAAAATATGTTTTATTATGATCTTTCATTAAAGAAAATAGTGTTTCAGATAGCAAAATATGGTCTGGATGGTATATTCCTAATGGAATATAAATATTTTCATAATCATTAATTATGCTTTTTATCCAATTAGTTAAATCATCTTCATTTTGTTTTCCATAAACATCATCTAGAAGATCGCCATTAATAACTTTTATACCAAGCATAGAGCAAGCAATATCATGTTCTTGTCTTAACAATATATGTTTTTTATAGCCTTCATCATCTGTTGGAATACCAGCAAACGCTGAAGCAATTGTAAAATTATTATCATTGTTATCAATAATATAATCGCCTAAAGAAAAAATTGCATCATCTGTGTGAGCACAAAATATAATATTACTCATAAAACAAATGAACCTCATGTTGATAGTCAATTAGGGTTTCAGTATAACCAATGTCTTTAATAAAATTTCTTAGGTCATACAAGTATTCATTCCATTGTTGAATCATAAACTCAGGATGACCAGATAGCCAAATCTTAGGTCTATATTCTTTTAGTACTTTTTCAGCACCACCAAGGACTCTCCACTCGCTACCCTCTACATCCAAAGAAATTGCGGTAGGTGGTTTAATACCATGATCATAAACACAAGAATCTATAGTAATTTGCCCATAACTTTCACCTTCAAGATATAGTTCTTTAAATCCATGCGCTGCCTCAATTACGTCATTAACTTCTGGAGGCCATTCATTATAATAAATTCTTGAAAGATTATTAACTTTATCAGATGCAAATCCAGGAATGCATGCCAAAGGAAGTTCTAAATTATTTGCAGTCCAGGTTGCAGGAAAGTGTGACCATACTTTAGGGTTTGGTTCAAATAAAACTACCTCTGCCCCCCACATTTGACATAGTGCGGGAAACTCTCCTTCTTCTGCACCAACGTAATAAACAACATCTCCTTTATTAATATGTTCATACATTGACTTTAGTCTAGGTTTTTCCCAACCATGTGGCTGGTACCAGTCTGGTCTATCTGCACGATGTTTAGGCAATATCATTTCAAACTCTCCATTTAAAACTGCTTTAACCATTTCTGTCATTTCATTGCCTCCATAAAATAGAATTCATGTTCCCGTGTATCAAGTTCATAAATTTTGTTGTTTGACAGTGCACTTTCTTTATAGTTTACTTTTGTTATATTTTTAAATCCACTATCATGTAATTTATATTCTAATGCTTTATGTGTTAATAAAGATACTGATGTTGAGTACCAAGTTAGCCAAGAAGAAAAACGTCTGTCTATATTGTCTTCAGAGTTAGGGAAAAAGTTAATGTTATTATTTTTATACGCATCAAATGCAGAAACAATATCTGGCAAACTAATTCTAACCACACCACCAGGCTTTAATACACGATTAAATTCTAGTAAGGCTGCCTTAATTTCATGATATGGTATTGCACAAATTGTTGCATGAGAAACTAAAATATCACAGGAGTTGTCTGGAATTAAATTTAATTTTTTGTGCTCCGTTTTATACTCAGGATCAATATCTATGTTTATCCAGTCAACAGGCTGTATGCTTCCACATCCAAAATTAATGTTCATTGTATATCTAATTCTTTTAGTATAGTTGACCATCTATTTACGTATGTATGATCAGACTTTGTTCTTTTGTTTCCAGCCATACGAATGCTTTCTCTTTCTTCGTCATGCTCTAAATAATAATTAATCTTTTCTTCTAAGTCTTTCAGATTTCCGTGCTCATATAAAACAATCTCTTCATCTGTAAACAAGTCTTCAAGACCTTTAATCCGAGGGTAGATAGTAAAACCACCACGACCAGTACTCTCAAACATTCTATCGCTTGTGTAGTAAGGATAATTAAACCCAATGTTAAGACTATCGCCAATCGCTATCTTGCTACGGGCATAAATTTTATTTAATGCATCTCCACGAACTGTTCCAGTATCTCCATCTCCACCTACATGAAGAAAGCGTTTACCATATACTGATCTTAAATGTTTTATTAATTGTGGACGGTATGGGTATTCATGATGATACCCTTTACTTCCAACAAAGATAACATCATAATCAAATGTATTATCATATGCTGGATGAAGGTAACACTCTTTATCGTATACCCCAGCAGGAAGGAAGTGGCCTTTTACATCTGTATTTTTGTTAAACCAATCAGTCATTAGTTTATCTGTAGCAAAGAAATGACCAATGGTTTTATAAAATGGATCTTGGTCTAAGTCTTT